CGGCAGGTTTAGGGTATCACCCCTAAGAGCCTTTTCAAGTCGCTTACGCGAACGTTTGACTGCGGGTCCCAAAACATGAGACTCCGGACTGGCGCGTGTATCGCCCCGTGTGACTTACAGTCACATGGGCGACTTTGCGGCTGTAGCGCGGACCTACTTTAAAAGAGGGTCCGTCAGGTTGAATCTCTGTTCGATTCTTGAGAACAGGATTCCTTGTGATGGCTTCAAAGACACACCTATTTAGGTAGCGTTCCAAAGGTCCATCAGATTCATGATGGCTGCTAGAAGAGTAATGATACTCTCTACCAGGTCCTCCATTGAGAGCGAGCCAAAGATAGGGCTCATGGCGTTCCTCCTTTCGAGTTTCCGTCCTTATGGTTAGGTACGAAAATCGAAAGTTGCCATGACCTAGACTCTTAGGGTGGCTGCACTCACATCGTCGTAAAAACTGATACGACAAAGGAATCGTACTTCGAATACCTGAATCATCGGGGAAATCGGGCGGGACAAGTTTAACTTTGCCGGCAGCGAATTCTATCTCCGAAGTTAGGAAATTCAAAGTACCTTCAACCTCGTACTCTGACCAACGCATCAGTAACCCATTGATGTATTTGTAGAGTACGGCCTCGTAACCTTTCGGACTTACGAGAGCCTGGTCGTTCTGTGGTTGGAACGGCCGGACGTCCACCCCGCGGTAGTAGTCACCACCGCAGGATTCTCTAAAAGGGCCATCGTGGAATGATTTATCAATATTCACCACGAAGCCCAGTTGTTCTAAATAGTAGACACTCCATTTATGTTGACGAGTAAAGAATATCATATCGTCACCATATACTGAAATTGTCCGCTTATCGTTCGAAGCAAACAACAATGCCTCGACCGACTTAAGAACAGCGAGAAACACCAACGTTTGTAGAGGGAAGGTATAGCCGACACCCATTGTGCTGAAGGTTTCACTTTCAACACGACGGCCATCAGGCAACTCAACTCGACCAATACGACTTTTGTGTAGAATATCACGCCAGTCGGATGGGAAGAGTAAGTCAACCAGATGCACTGAAATACTATCAGATGCACTGGACAAGTCAACGGTAGCTGTCAAATTATGGACAGAACCTTGACGAGCTAAGACACGATGACGCGTTTGTAGCGTTCTAATGTCATAGCCGACCCTCTTAAGTCTTTTGCGGAGCATCTCGCCTAAACCATAGGTCATATAAGACCCTATCGTGGTATTAGGCATGATGGCGCGAAGAGACTTAAACGTTTTAGGGACTAGCACCAGCTTCAGGGAGCTCACAGCATGGTAATTGGACTTACCCTCGAGTTCGGGGCGTCCTTTTCGCTGCTTCTGCCAATATTCTTGAACAGCCGCAACTTGACTCATTTCTGAGTCGAACCATGCAATTTGCTCATGAGAGCCGGACAACGGTAATTCCCATCTGGCGCCTTCACAGGCGTCACGTGCGGTAATACCCACCGACGCTCGTCTTCCGAATCTACAAGACTGACGATGTTCTTCTTCGTCGTACACGCCCAGAACTTGGGCAATGTAAATCCGTGCGCCTGCAACAACGGCTCGAACAGATGCTTGCATCGAGCTTGAGGAGAAGCGACGGATTCGAGCTTGAGTCTCAAGAAAGGTATTAATTGCCTTATCCTGCAACTCTTGCTCGCTGTAGATATCATATTCATATCTATGTCTTTTTAAAACCGACTGAAGTTGATAGATGGCCTTGAACGTGGCCGGATCTTCAGTGTAAGTCGGTGTAGGTACAGCCTCGCGGATCTTTCCTATATCTCCTGTCTTAACTGCTGACATGAGTTTACAGCAAAAGGAAGGATCAACAAGGTTGCTTCGGAAGTCCCTGATCAAGCTTGCTACTGTCATAGTAGCAAGCTTGTCGGTTGAGAACTTTATCTCTTCCTTAATTTTGGTCATACTCATCTCCTATTGGATGGTGAGAAAGTTACGAATCTTAGCTTAAAGATCCGTTTGCCCAGAAATTCAGGACATCAGTAGTGGTAAGAAGTTGCGCACCAATCATATTAATATTGGCTGCGAGTTCTGCACTAAGTGATGGATGAAGTTCCCGTTCGAGACGAAGAGTGTTGAAAACAACGCGCCCGTTAGGGAGGACCATGGGTATGGTCATCGTCATTGTTTTCTTATCCTTTCCGTACGAACCCGATACTGCATCGATAGACGCCTGACGGCATTTGACCGTGATTTGTCGTCTCGTCTGATAGTCCACATCATCGGGACATATCAGGTGCAGTCCATTGGGAATGGTGACGCTGTCATCAACGAACACCAGTGAGGTTCCTGTAATAGGCGGTAATCCGCCCGTTACATTTTCTGCCACGGCTAAATGTTTTAGAGCCATGTTATAACTCCTTCGCGCATGAAAAGCGCTTTGTCTCATCGACGGAGGATGTCCCTAAACCCACTGGCAATACCAGTAGCAATAAGGGCCATACCATCAATGGCTTGTAACTGTGTAACTGGATTCAGTTTAACAGTTGGGAGTGTCGGCCGTCCAACATGTACTTCGCGTCGATATGATCCCCACTTGCGTGTAGAGGACCCGTACGAGCCAAGTACTGGTCGCGGTGGTGAGTCAAACATAAAACCAACAAGACCAGGGAGCAATTTACACTGCCTGTTATCAATGGTTGTATGCCACATGCCTAAAAGATGCACGTCTGGAGATAAAGGCGTTGAAGCCTTAATCCAGTCACCCACGTTGGCAAACCAGTCAACGACAAACGAAAGCGGCATCAGTTCCCACAATGTTGCAGGTAGTTCTTGAGCCCTAGTGCCCAAGATTTGTGCAACAGAAGAAACCCTCGGTTCGACCGAGTAACGGACGCCGGCATCGACACTTACGAATTGGTTATATTCGTAAGCACCAGATGCGCGAAATACTGTCAGGAAGTCTGACAGTTGGGCATCAGTAAAAGACTCCTCGAATACATGAGAAGCTTCCTGATGTGCCCGTGCTACAAGGCACCGCTCGCCAGATTGGGTAATTAACCCATCAAAATTCTGGATGATAGACTTTACGTCTAACATGAGCGGTTGCATCCCATAACGCATCTCTAGCCACACTGCTTGAGTGGCTACAGCAACATTACAGTGATGCCTCAGCATGTACCGGCCTACACGACGTTTGACCCGATGGATCATGTCGCGGGCCCCGCTGAATGGTCGACGGAGCATTAAGAGCGTTTTGTTTAGATCGCCCATAAGCTCACCCGTTAGGATAGCACTTGCATCAACTCTGGCAAAAGCCTCAGTTAAAGCAAGGTTCTGCATCCTGCCTATGTCCTGTGAAAGAACCCAGGCATGTGACGGGTCACCTTCCAGCATTGACGCCATGTCTCCCATCCACTTGCAACGGTAATTACCCGTTGTTGAAGTGTAGGAAAAATCAGCGTCGGTAAAACTGCGTTCCTCGGTGAGAATTTCAGCGTCGGACATAACAGTGGCTAGCGGGTTCCTTTTCCGCCAGTTTTTGTTATTTGTGTCCGCAATCTGTTTTCTCCGTCCCCGAAAGGACTTCGAGAAGTTCCCCATTGACGATGTCGGATTCTTTGACTCGTCATTCTCAAACCACGTAAGATACGTTGGTAGAGTGGAGTTGTCAACCCGAACGCGAGAAACAAGGTGCATCTGTTACCACCTCCTTGTAGAATTCCTATCTTGGTAGATAGGTCTTAACGAAGCCCTTAAAG